CCGCTCCACTCGTGTGCCCATCAGGGTACTCATGCCCGTCAGGGGCTTTCTCCTCGCCGTCCCGGCAAGGACCTTCCTCCACTTTTATCTCTGTAACCAGCAGCATGGGCTCCGCCTTCAGTGTTGCCAGTTCCTCCTCACTGAACCGGTCATCCGGCCAGTCCACGGCCGCCTTTGAATGCGCGACGCCGCACCGCCGAAACCCCTCTCGTTTGCTTGTTATGCGTATCATACGTTCTCCTTTCTTCCTTCAGGGGACACGTACCGATCCGCTACGCGGCTTCCGGTACATGTCCCCACTGATGCCAGGACTATCCTTGCCCGGTGCTGCCGTAGCTCATCTGCCAGAAGGCATACCCGCCTGCCGCCCGCGCCTCGGCACCGAAACGGAACTTCTTGCGCGAAAAGACGTTGTCGGACTCGGGATCGGTCTGCTCCACAAAATTCGGGGCTTTCCGTTCCTGATAGACAAAGGGCTTAACCGGCATGGACGTGACATGGAGGAACCACGCCGTGGTGCTCGTGAGCCGGGGGTTGACGAGCAGTTTCGCGGTCCCCTTGTACGGGTTCGGCGTATCGTCCGCGAGCTTCTCCATCTCCACGACCCGCCTGCCTTGCGTCTCCAGCGCCGGAGGCACCTCCAGCACATCGGGGATCAGGGCGAGGGGACGGCCCTCATCGTCCTTGAAACTCATGATCGCCGTCCGGGCTGCGCCGTAACTTGCCTCCGCCGCGGCCTGCGTCGCACCCGAAAGGACAGCAGTTCCCAGGTTCGAGACGGACGCCCCGGCGACCGAATGGTCCGAATCGTAGAAATACTGCCCGTCGTAGCAGAGGTTTGCGAAGGCGTTGTTCTTCAGGTCGGCAACGATCTCGTCCGGAAGCTGCCGGGCGCTGAAACCCGCCATCTGCGCCTGGGGCTTGTAGATGCCGAGGTTGTCATCCTCGATGTCGTTGCGGTCCACCTCCACGGTGGCCTCCCAGTCATCGTTGACGACGGTGTATTTGAATGCCTCCAGCGCCTTGATCACCTTGTCACCGATCCACTTGCGCATCTTCGGAAACGTGGAAAGCCAGGTGTAATCGTTCTGGCCGGAGCCTGAGGGAACCAGCATGGCCGTCTGCTCCCACTGGCTGGGGGCGGCGTCGAAGGCCTGCATGAACGTGGTCTTCAGGGTGGTAAAGACCGCTTGAATTGCTGCTTTATTGACTAACATGTTCTCTATCCTCCTTCTTTGTTTTCTTTGTTTGCTGGGCGTGCCCGATAATGCCGATACTGTTACGCCGCCAGCAGTTTCTTCTTATACTCGATCCATGCCGCGAGCAGGATCACGTCATCCGCGTCCAGGGTCCCGTCCTTCGGCTTCATCGTCAGCTCGATCGCCGCGGGATAGGCGGTCAGGTTCGCCAGGGCCAGGGTCAGCGTCACCTCCTGGACGGTCTTTGCCGTGGCATCGCCCGTCATGGCGGATGAGTCGCCGCCGAAGGTGTCATCGGCGTCGTAGAGCGCGCCCACGTCGTTGTTGTAGGCGGCCACGGTGAACTTCGTGGCGTCAGCCTCCGTCGCCCCGGTCTTGGCCGCCAGGATATGGAGCACCATATTGGCCGTCACGTCCGCGTCGGGGGGGACCATGACCTTCGCACCCACAGCGGTCGGGGTGCCGTGATTATTCCAGCGGATGCCCAGACCCTTGGCCGTGACGCAGTATCCGGGTGTGGCGCTGTCGCCGTTCGAAAAAGCGGCCAGGGCGACCCCCGCGTCGGTCATGACCGGCAGGGGGATATCGATGATCCCCTTGGCGGTCAGCAGGTGCTGGTAGATCTCGGCCAGGGCCGCTTCCACGTCACCGGTTTCGGTAAATGTGTCTGAATCCAGGATGGATATGGCGCTTGCCGCATGCGCGCCCGATGTGTCGGCAATATGGGTGGCCACATCTGCCTGGCGGATCGCGGGTTCGATATCAACCCAGGCATGGGTGCCGTCGATAAAACCGGCAATGATCCCGCAGAAGATATCGTGGGTGGTTTGAGCCGCCACGTCCACCGTCTGGTCATCCACCAGGAACACGTTGTCCCCCACGTTGGCCTGAGTAATGGTGTGCCCGAGGGTCATCTTGAAGAGCCCCCGCCGGCGCAGAACCACGCTCTTGTCGCCGTCGTTCCCGCTGGTGTTGTCGACCTGTTCCAGCGCCACGCCCTGGAAGATAAGCCCCGCCGTGTCCGCGCCCGGAACCGCATAGCCGTCGGCATTGACGGCGACGAGAGCCCCGCCGTATATTTTGTCGCCGTCATCCACGGGGAAGGGCAGCTCTACGCCCTCGGTATATTGCACTGCTTTGTCTGCTGATAATGCTCCCATAACAGTCTCCTTTCAGTTTGTTCATGAAGATATGTTTATGCTTTGTTGTATTTCTTGAACGTCTCAGTATCGACCCCCATCTGCTTGTTCACTTGCGCCTGGAGTTCGTCGATTCCGCCTTCGCCCGTCTTCTGCTCTCCCACAACCTTGCCCATAACGACCACGGTCGGGGCCTTGGCCACAAAGACCTTGAACCCGGGCAGGTCGCGCTTGGCGTATTCATCCGCCCACTCCTTCTGCGCGGGGGTGATCTTGCCCTCCTTCATCGCCATAGCCACGGCATCCGCGGCCTCCTGGCCCTCCAGCCGGTCCCGCAGGGCCTTGACCTCTCCGGAGAGCATGCCGACCTGATCGTGCGACTGTTTCATGGCCATGATGGTGCCGGTAACTTCGGCCTCCGTCGCGCCTTCCTTCAGCCCGAGGGCGGTCAGCACGGTCTTGTTGGCGACGATCTGTCCGCCTCCGGTTGACTGTTTCATGGCCGCGATGGCCCCGGTGACCTCGGTCTCGGTTGCGCCATCCTTCAAGCCGAGAGCGGACAGCACGCTTTTGTTCGCAACGACCTGGCTGGGGACCTTGAGCTTACCTACCGCCGTGATGGCGTCCGCTTCCGTCGCTGTCTCGGCCAGGCCGAGAAGCTTAAACAACTCTTTGTACATAATAGATTCCTCCTTCTCTTTGATTTCGAAGTAAAACCCCGATGTATTCACGAGCGGGACCATCCCGTCGATATTCGGCTGGTTGGTGAGGGCCACGTTGATGAGACGCAGCACCCGGTTGTCAGAGATCCTCTTCAGAAAAACCGGGCTCACATACCGGTATTCCCGATTGGCAAGATACTGCCGGGCCTTTTCCGTCCACTCGACCGCCGCCCAGATACCATCTCTCCCCTTGTTGATCAGCCGGGTAACCCATCCGGCTGCCGGAGCCTCAGCGCCGGACAGCGTCTGATGCTCGTAATCAATGACCATTTGATTCTTTTGGGACTCAAACTCCTCGATCACGATGGGCGCATTCTCCTCGTCGAGCGTAAACGTCCCCTTCGGCGTCTTGATCTCGATCCCGTAGGGGATTACTTGGATCTCTTTCGGTACCCCTCCAACCAGTTCCTTGCAGATGAATGCGAGCAGATGTTTCATTTCAGCGGCCTCCTCTTTGCGCCAGATAGTTGTTGGCCCCTTCGATATAGAGTTTTTCCATGTCGGCCCCTTTGGCCGCATCCGTCAGGAATGGGGTGCCCTTCATACCGCGTACCGATCTCACCGGGTGCGAAGCGCCGGGCCAGAAGAGCGCCCGTTTCCTGGTCGGGACAATCTTAGTTTTGTGCGGTCCATACAATCCTGTACCCTCGTGCACATATCGGGCATAGGGGGCGCTGAAGGTGACCACGCCTTCGCTGCCGCCCTTCTCGACTCTGCTCGATCCCGAGTTGGCCAGGTTTGAGGTTTTGACCGGCGCGTCCTTCCGGGCATGCGCCTCTATCATCGTCACGACATTGGTCATGCCCGCGCGCCTCGCCCCGCGAACGTCGCCTTTGAGCGTGCGGGTAAAGCTGTCGAGACTGGGCGTGATCCGGTATCGGAATCTCATCGCTTACGTCCTCCTGATCACCATGCCGTGGCAGTGGGGGTGCCAGGGGGGCAGGTTCCCGCGCCCGACGATATCTTTGATCTTGTCAATCGAGATCTCTGCAGACCGCATGTCCGCCTCATATTCCGCCGCCGTCATCTCCGCCTGCTCCATCATTCTGCCGTAAGCCACGGGCACGCTGATAACCGTCCCGTTTATGGCCCTGCAAAAGTCGCAATCCTCCGTCGGCTCGTATATCTCGAGCTCCTGGATGCCCGCCTCCTGCAGCTGAGCCACACTCGCCCAGTTTCTGGTTCGCTGCACCGAGGTGTCCGCGATGCGCCGGACCTGCCATTCTTCGAGATCCGAAAGCTTCTTCCCGAAGAGGTCACGAAACGCCGTGATATCCTCGGCGCTGCCTCTGCCAAAAAGCCCCGCCCCCTGTTCCAGGTAGCGTTCTCGCAGGAATCCCTGCGCCGCCGCCTGGGCGTCCTTGTTTCGCAGATAAGATGAGATGTAGAAGTGATCGAGCTTTGCCAGAAACTTCATCGCCCGGAGATCCGGTCCGCCAAAGGCCACCTCGATACCCGGAGCCGCGCGATAGGCCCGGTAGATCTCGGTGATCGTATCGCTGATTACTTTGCGATCCAGGGCGGCGAAGGCGCTGCCGAGCAGCCCTTCGATCCTGGTTATAAACTGCTCCTGGCTGGGAGGCGCTGGAAGCGATCGCATCCAGTCTTCGATGTCGTCAAGCGCCTGCTCCCGCACGTTCTGGAGGGACGGCCTGAGACGCGAAAGGTAATACGTCACCCAGTCCGGATCGCCGTCGACCCCTGCATTGACCATCAGGGCATGCCCCGTGGCGGTGTTCATGACGGGGAGGAATCCCGCCGCCTGGAGTGTCTTCTCACCTTTCCCCGCCTTGGGGATGCCGAAGCGCTCATGGACGTGATCCTCCGGGATGCCCTGGAAGTTGGCATCCTTGACCAGGATGCCGTACACTTTGGCGACCCGCTCCAGATCCTCCCCGGCCTCGAAATGGAATTTGAACTTCGGGACCCCCGTGGCAGGCCCGTAATTGAAAAGGACCCAGGGTTGCAGCACCTGAAACTTGATCGTCTTCATCAGCGCCTTGGCATCGGCTTCAGTCAGATCCTGCCGCACCTGCCGGGCCTGGTCTTCCCCTCCGAGTTTGCCGGGCGTCCCTTCGGCGCTCCCCGTGTGTCCGAGCACCCCCTTGCTCATTGCCTTGTCGCAAAACTCGGCAAGTCTCTCGAAGATACCTGCATCACCCCGGCGTGAGGATTCGAGGATCTCGATGATCGTGTCGTCGGAGATCACGGCCGCTGCGTCGACGCCCAGGTTGAAGACGGCCCGCTTGAGTGCGTCCTTCTCCTCCTGACCAGCTCCCGGCTTGTATTTTCCGACGCGCATGGGAACGGAGAATATCTCGTTGAAGATCAGCCAATCCTTGATGTCGTAGTTCTTGAACAGGTACATATACGCGCAGGGCCTCAGTATCCCTCCGCGTGAGACCGCCCCGGATCTGGCGCGATATTTGTGAATAACAAACTTGTTGGGCGGCAGATCCTCGCCCCAGGCCGGAGCCTCGTCGGTCAGAAGCTTCGGCGTCTTCAGCAGGGCGGAAGGGGAGTTGAAGGTGAAGCGGCGCTGATGAATCCAGTCTACGTCCTTGATCCATACCTGCCCCTCCGACATGTCCCACATGATCTCCTGTACGGCGAACCCCTTGCCGATGGCATCCAGCACATCGAGGAGAAAATCTTCGAAGTTCTCGATGTACTCCATCATCTCGGCCGCCGCTGTTGCGATCTTTTTGTCTTCCGGAGAATCTGAGGCGGGGAGAATGTCCCATTCAAGACCCTGTATGGCGAGCTTCCGGGTTTGCAGGATACCGCCCAGGTGGAGGTCCTTCTCCTCCATCTCCTCGAACAGCTCCGCCTGACGGGCCACGTCCCCCTGATCAGCCTCCTTGAAAATGGCCGCCAGGCGTCCGGGAGTGAGTCCCTGGGACGGGTATGCTCCGTACCGGTCCCGAACGGCCTGAACAGCGATTTCTTCCAGGATTGGTTTTTGGGCTTTTATTTCCCTGCCGAACTGATCCAGGATCATAATCTAAATACCCCTGTCGCGGCCTCTACCCGTGTCAAAAACAGTGTCAAGGGGATTCTCGGGTGTTGGCTCGTCCCCGTGCCTTACAATCGATTGTGGCGCATTTTTTGTTTTTATGGTTTTGCCTCTTCTCAATGTCCTCACCACGCCCCTTTTCCAAGACCCTTCAGACTGCCCCTTGTCTGGACCGTTTCGTACTCTGCCGGTCCGCCGCACTCCTGCCGGGTAGCAAACCAGGCCATTGCCCCTGCGATGCCGGTATCTCCGTGCCGTTTCTTTTTATCCGCCCCCGTTGTCCTGGCGTCGGGGAGTTTCGCCACGCCTTTGATCATACGAAAGGATCTATGGTCCTCGATGATGTCCGCGTCTTTGGGGAGCAGGATAGTTCTATCCTCGAACGCCGCTTTATAAGGCGGCATGTTCTCCCGGTACCAGGAATCCGAGATCATGACCTGTGCGATCCTGCCTTTGCCGTATCTTTGCATCGCACGCTCTGCCAGATACTGGCCGTTTCCCCGCGCATCGAGTGCCCCATAGCGAAACCGGGCGAGCCGATCCACGATATAGAAGAGGATCTGCTCCTGCTGCTGGAAGGGAATGTTGCGCAGCTCGAGGATAAAGGGCGCACGGAACTTCGCGGTCTGCTCCTCCAGCAGAGGGATGATATCGGTCAGGTCACCCGATCGGGCAAAGTCCTCTCCAAAATAGCTGTTGCGGTCAGGATCGAGGGTGGTCAGGATGGGTTTGAGGACTTCCTCGCACCAGTCTTTGACCTCGGCGTAGCGCAGATGATCGGCAATCTCTGCGAAGGCTGTCGGCTGATCGTATCGAATAACCGGGATCTCATCGGACAGGCATGTCTCGATCAGCGCCCTGGTCAGCCAGAGCCCGCTTCCCTGGCTGGGGATACAGAAGAGTTCCTCGTCCGCATCGTCGCCGTAGAAATCAATGACGCTTTGCCGCCACTCAGCCTCGCCTTCGGGGGACCACTCGCGCTTGAGGACCGCGCATATCCTCTTGTAGAGTCCTTCGTCCAGCGCCTCGTCGAAATCGACCCGGTGGAGGCTGTACCTCTTTTTCTCGGCCCGGATATCCTGAACGAGCCCGTTGAACTCATTGGCGTCCCCGTTGTGGGTGGAGATAATTCGAACCTGGCCTCCCCAGATAAGAAGAGCCAGCGCCGCCTTCAGGAGTTCGCCCAGGTTCTCATGAAATGCCGCCTCGTCGAGAATGACACGGCCCTGCTTTCCACGAAGGTTCGAGGGGCGGCTGGAAAGCGCGGTAATGCGCCAGCCGGTCTGGAAGGTGATCCGGAATGCGAGGATCTTCTTGCTCTGGATAACGCCCTCGAATTCCTCTTCGTCGATCTCCTCGTATTCCTCCATCTCGGAAGCGGCGAGGTTGTATGCCCTGGCCCAATTGGCGCAGTCGTTGATAAACTCCTGGGCCATGTCCTTGTTGTACCCGATGTACCAGACGTTGCGCTTTTCCCCGTTCCCCATCTCAGACGCATACAGGGCATCGTCCGCCGCTTCAGCCCAGGAGATACCGACGCGGCGCGACTTCTCCATTATCTTCACCGGCGATTGATCGGCCACCCACCTGGCCTGGTAGGGCAGAAGGATTCCCCCGGCCTGTGCCCGTGCGTTACTGAAGTCAGATATGGGGTTGGCAGCTTTCATTCGACCCCCAGGATCTTCTTGCGGATCTCCGCCGCTTTCTTGTCGGTCAGACCAACCACCCTGGCTCCTCGCGCCGTATCGATGGAGGCTTTTTTCGTCTGTCCCTCCGTCCCCTGCACCCTCTTCCTGATATCCGCGATCAGCCGGACCAGCGCGGCATAGGCATACATGGCCTGGTTATCGGGGGTCGCGTCGCTCAAGGTTGCGAAGTAGCGTTCGTACTTCTCCTTCTGCTTCACCAGGTCGGCGAGCATCTTCTCGTCAAACGAAATGTGCACGTCACCGGCCCTTCTCTCCTCCACTTCGGCCCTGGCGGCGCGTTCCTTCCAGTCGAATTTCTCCATCCAGGAATAGATCGTCGGCCTGGTCACCGGCAGACCGTCGCGCTCCTTCAGCGTCCGGATCGTCAGCTCGACGTTCTGACCGCATTCGCGCCAGGTCCGGAAGGCGCACTCCCTGTTCTCTGCGATGAAGCTTCTCGCTGACATTAGAACCTCACATCGACACCGCAGTTGGGGTCGAAACCATCCACAACGTCAAACCCGGTTTTCGTTATGAAAACAAATTTGATTTCCACACCCGTCGAGCATCGCTGTTCGATCCGGACACATTCCTTCTGAGGATCGGACAGATAGGCGAGATGGCTCTCCAGTTCTTCCTCGGTGATCGTGTACCCCAGGTCATCCAGCAAAAAATGAAGTACCTTGAAATCGATCGGGTTCTTGTGCTCCTTCGCGAGGAGCTTCAGGATGGCCCCACGGATGCGGCGATATCTCTCTTTTTTAGCCTCTGACATTGTTTTTCTCCTGGATGAATTTACCGATCTCGTCCATACGCTCAACCATCTCCCCGATCTCGTCCCGCGTGTACTTGAGCAGTATAATCATCTCCCGGTGTTCCTGGTTGTCGCGGGTCACGAACAGGTTGATCGAATCCCGGAGTCCCTCCGTCCCCTGCGCCATCTTGGCGAGTGATGCGGCCTGTTCATTCTGGGCCGAGACAAAGTCCCTGCCGATCGAGAGTAGCCCGCTCACAAATTTGTCGATGATCCGTGACGCCAGCCGGTAGAATGCCACGATCATCAATCCGGCGATCACCGCCCCCGGCCCCCAGAACGCGAGATATTTCAGGCTCTCCTCCCAGGTCATTTTCGCCGATCCCTCTGGTCCTTTTGTTCCTGGCACGCGGTGCAGCGAACCGCAGAAGGTTTGAGCAGGAGCCGCGCCTCGGGGATTTTCTCCTCGCAGTCACGGCAGCACCGCACTCCGTCGATGATGAGAGGATGCTCCCTCTCCCGATACCGTCCATTCAGAGCGTCCCGAATCGATTGCTGCCGGTGGAATTCCGTCAGTTCCTGCGCGTCATCGATGATGTCCATGTCACTCCGAAACCCGGCCCATACGC